AACTTATAACCAGGGACATAAAAAGTAAATGCCTCTGCTAGTTCTTGTATGATTCCTTTATCTTCACAATCAACATAGATAAAAGCATTGTTTTTAACCTTGACGGTTAGTTGTTCCACATTAATTCAGTGTTGGTGGTTTAATAGTTGGAATATCATCTCTACTTTCTAAGAAACGTGTAGTGATTTCTTTAAATTCAGCTTCAGGCAACATAGCCTTATAAATTTTCATCGCTTGTGCCATCATTATTCCTGCACTTGTTAGTGGTTCACCTTTCATTGATAGTTGTTCAAACTCTCTATATAACTCTTCCATCTTCTTTCTCCTTTTCATATAATTTAAATTTTTCCATATACTCTTCTTCAGTTAGCTTATGCCAACCACAACATCTACCAGTAGGTGAACGTCCACAACTACATGGAAATTTTTCATGGGGTGGAATGCCTTTAATTTTACGCACCTGCTTCAAAGCTTCTCCATTTAATTATGTTACCAATATTTTGATGTCTCCATCTAATAGTATTCATAATTTCTTCTAAGGTTTCTATAAGAACCTTATCATATTCTACTAAAGCTTGCATTTTCTGAATATCTGAATCCGCATCATAGTAGTAATTCATTTGTCCTTTAAGTGGTTTATTCAATCCTTTATATGGGTCATACACCCAGCCAAATTCATCAATCTGTTCTCTACTTAATTTGCCTTCATAATATAACCACTTATCTTTAAGCAATGTCTTATACTCAAAGTCTCTTTTCTTTCTACCCATCTTAGCAATAGTAATTAACTCTAAGTATTTACTATGCATCCTTGCTGTTTTAATTGTAACATCATCTAATTTAAACTCATCTATAATAGAGTCATCCTTCCACATCTTTAATACTTCTTCAATGTTCACCCTTGACCTCTATACTTTTTAAAAGATGCTCTCTTATTTTTATTCATTGACGAGGTTTTAATCCATCGTCTGCCTATACTGGTTTTTTTACGGACACCACTCCATGTCTTTTTTATAATCATATGTTATATTATATCATACTTTAGGCCGAATGTACATAGCTTTATAAGTTAATGGTACCATTTGTTTAAGGGATTGGTCTCGCCATTCATCTAATTTTTCTGTTATTTTATAATAAGTATCTAATTCGTTTTTAGGTGGAACATCATTATTAAAAAATTGTATATATGCATTAGTCATTTCTATAATTTCATGTATACCAAAATCACCACGGGCTTTTCTTAGCCATAATTCAGTTATATAATATTCAGCTTTATTTTTTAATTCTTCTTTATTTGATAAAAGACCCATTTGATAATACGCTGGGTTAGATAAAAAATTTGTTTTAACTAATCCACAGTCATTAGCACTCTTACCTAATATTTTATTTATTGTTTTTAACCACCAATTACATATATCTATATAATAACTTCCATTCATTAATGACCAGGTTGGACACCAAGAGACTTGTATATTTTGATTATGTTTCATAAATTTTAACCATTGATGAGTTGATTTTTCTACAACATCCCATTTAGAATTATGTCTCATATATTCTTGAATTGTTCCTATACCATCTATACTTAAAAATATTTGACAATGTTTAAATCCCTGAAGCATATTAAATATTCTTTCTTTAGGAACCCAACTTGCATTAGTAAATATAAACATTTTTACATTTTTTTTATCTAATTTTTCTATAAATCTAGGAAAATCTGGATGTAACATTGGTTCACCACCAGTTATTTTTAAATATTCTAAATCTTTTAAATCTTCTTTTTTCCATTTCCTTTCAATATTTATTCTGCCACTTGGTGCGAATGGAACATAAGATAATCCAATCTCTTTTAACTTATTATTTTCTTCCACCCAAGAATGACTAAGGTCAGCATTGCATGTCCTACAAGCTAAATTACAGTAATTACCAAAGGTGACTTCTATATATTGTAATAGAGGATTCTCAGGAATTATATTCCATAATTCAATTTCTCTTTCTCTTATACTTTTATATCCATGCTCTTCATTAAAATAACATGTCTCACAACCCTTTACACGTTCTCCCTTTAACATTTTTTGTTGTATACTTTTTATAAATGGATGAGTAAGATGGTCAGATAAATTTTTATATTCTTTTATGTCAGGCAAACCATTAATATATTCTTCTTTTTTATCAAACACACAACACACACTTGCCCTATTTGTCGGGTGTATGTATATATGATTAAAGGGTAATGGACAGAATGTTTGGGACATTAAATTCATCTAACCAAGGGAATGTTTTTTTCCAATCGCAACCTCTCCTTTTGTCTATATTTGTTAACTCTTCTTTTAGTTTATTTATTTTTGCATAATCAACCGGTGTATCATCTATAGCTTTCTCATATCCAAGCATCATTTCCTTAATACTTGACGCCCATATTCCATCATCTAATTCTTTATAAAGTCTTTTAAAATCTTTTGTAAAAAATCCTTTAGGGAATAATTCAGGTATCATATGACCTGGCCATACCACAAAGTTTGCTGATAGATGTATTAAATTTTCTTTTGTATTATATTTATTTAACATGTTTACTAATTCAGGTTGGGTCTTTATTGACATAGCATTCATTGTCATATGAATTTCTGGTTCAACTTCTGGATATTCTTTAACTAATATACTAAAATTCTTTTCCCATTCTTCAGATTCTCCACCCCACCGTATGTATTCATATGATGGTCCCCAACTATCAATAGAACAAATAATCCTTACCTTATCAACATAACCTGTACCAACAAGAATACCTATCTTATCCATTGTTTCACGAAACTTTTTAGGCCGTACTTTTAAGTTACTAAATATTGTTAATTCCAAATTAGGACAAGGATGTGTTTCAAAAAAATCTAATAGTTCATATAATTGTGGTTGGAAAAAAGGTTCCCCACCTAATATATTAAGCTTAGTTAAATTATAAACACCGTGGTCTAACCATTCCCAAAATTCTTTTATTATATTTTGATATTTCTCTTCGTCATTAAAAAATTCTAATGCATAAGGTTGTATATCTTGTTTGAGACCAAACTTTTTATTTTCAGCTTCCCATGTAGTACTATATTCAGCAGAACAATACACACAAGCTTGATTACATAAATTACTGAAATATATTTCCATTAATTTACATTCGGTTTTATCTGGCTCTGTATTATTTGTAAAAAGTCCTTTCCCTATTGGCAATGCATTAGCTTCCATCCTATCAGATATAGCACCAGCATCTTCCATCTTTTTACAATATTCACATCCTTCTTGAAATCCCTCAGGTACTTTTGGCCATATACCATCTAACATAAGTTTACGGGTAGCTATTTTACTAGGGGTGTGATGGAATTTCCCAAAGTCTCCCTCTGGGATTTTATCATATTTGGTTCTATGGCAGGACGCAGATGTTCCTTCTTTTAACTTAACACTAGACCAAACCCATTTCAATGCGCATGTAGGGTCACCTAGACCTGTATGCTGTTGCCAATTACTAATCATATTGTATTTATATTAATTTAATAAGAGCAGTAGATGTGTCTATTATTGGTAATTTAAATTTAAGGAAATGAAATTTTTTATATGCAATCTCTCTTGAATCAATATCTATATTATGTTCGTATGGTTTATTTCTCCAAACGCCAATGCCTGTCTCTCTATCAATAATATAAAACTCTTTATCTAATTTAAGAATATCAAATATGACCCGCCAACTTGTACCACATCTTGGTTGTATATTTGTATCATCAAATGGCCATACTGCATGCTCTTCACCAGGTGGTAGCATATCATGTAAGAATATAAATCCTCTTGGTCTTAAAACTTTTGTTGCATTATTAAAATCTCTTAATACTTGTTCATGTTCATGTGCACCATCAATAAATATAATATCAAATTTTTGTAAATTAACTTTAAAGAAGTTATCACTTACCATACGGAGGGTACCACCTGAATTCGGGTCTACTCCTATTTTGTTGGGGATTTTAATTTTATCAAAGCATTCATTATATGCGCAACCTATTTCTAAATAATCTTTAGCTTTAATTGCAGCTGCATAATAATTAATTATGTCTACTCTAGATAACATTACATAATACAAAGGTTAAGCTTATAAGAATGCGTAATAAGAATAATCAAAAGTTACAACTGCAGTTAAATATTCTACTTCAGTTGTGGTTATATCAAATGGTAGAGATGAAATACTTGTTGGGTATGCATCCACAAATTTTATTTGTTTAGTGACGTTATTAGCAGAGTTCATTACTGTTAGAGTTAAATCCCTAACATGATTAGTTGCTGTATGAACTGATTCAACATTAGCTTTTAACCAATCGAATATCTCTTTATAATTTAAAAGGTCTTCATCAATTAGATATGAAACTTCAAATGAGCCAAAAGAAATTTTATCTCCAACTCTTCCTACATCAATTTGTTTAAATTGTAAAGGTGCACCTTCAACAGTGACATCCGGTAACATCATTGTTTGAATAGTAAATTCTGCACCAGAATAGCTTAGGCTATCCAGTGTTAATACAAATGACGATGGGTTTAAAAAGTTTGGCATATAACTATTTATACTTAAAAAAAACCCGCCTTGCGGCGGGTTTAGATATACTTTTTAAAGTATTATACTCCAGTAACTTTAATTTTTCTGTAGTATACGTTAGCGTTTTTACCCGCTGTAACAAATGGATTGTCAGCCATCCCGTAACGAGTTTTGAATCCGATACGTGGTTGGAAGTCATTCTCACCAATTGTTTTCATCATGCTTAATGGCACGTATGGGCAATAGAACATTCCAGCGTCATAAGGGTTTGAACCTTTATAACCAACTGTGAAATAGTCTAAACCAGCATACGGGTCAATATACACCTTAGTACGACCGTGGATAGTACCAGCAAATAGAGAACCATTGACATCACTGTCAAAGTTATCGCCACCAGTAATACCTAAGCCAGTATCAAGAGCGCCAGCAGCATTTAGAGCTGCAGCAACACCGTGTGAACAAATCACCCAGTTACCCTTTCCACGACGAGTGTTAACAGCAATAACATTAGCTTCACGCTCTATTGCAGTTACCAACCCTTTGAACTTCTCAACAGACCAACGACCATCGGCATCAGTTGCAACAGCAAATGTACCAGGAGCGCCATATCCGTGAACCGAAGTCACAGCGTTAAGGTTAATTGTACGGATGATTTCACGATTCATTTCAGCAAGAATCTCAGTTGACAAAATGTTTGCCAATTCAGTTTCTGCAGAAAGACCATGTACCGCTTTAAGGTCTTGAGCTAATTCAATTGTGTATTCAGCTTTAAGAGCACGAGACTTTGCAGTCACAGTAGTCTTTTCGATTGAAAACGCCATTTGAGGAATAGCTGTACCACCAGTTGTACCTAGTGCTTCCATTGATGCTGTAGCTAGACCAGCACCTGGGGTGTAGTCATCTACTGCGTCAGCATCACCTGAGTCACCAGCAAACATATCAGCACTAACAGTAGCTGAAGGTGATGAACCAGCACCCATTGAGAAGCTTGTGTCAGCTTCATTGAATAATGCTTCAGTACCACCTTGAGTACCATAACGACTCTTCATAGCAAAGATAAGACCAGTAGGACCAGTCATTGGCTGTACGCCAACTAAATCGAATGCCAAAAGAGCAGGTGTAGAACGTCTAACTAAACTAATTAGGACAGGGTCCCAATTTGCCATGTTGCCAGTACCACCAGTAGTGGCGTTGGCTGCAGCAGCTTCAGTTAGTTGAGCGCTTTCTTGTGCGAAAGCTTTTTCTTGGTTCTCAAGAATTACGGCAAGTGTTGCACGCTTGTGAGCGTCANNAATTTTACCGGCATCTTTAGAATCTAGAACAGGAGCCCATTTTTCCTGTAATTGTACTTGATTAATTTCTTCCATTTTTATCTCCTTATGGATTGATTAAGTTCGCGCCATCGCGTCCAAGTATTTCTGCATTTGAGCAGAAACCTCTTGGGGTTCTTTTGAATCCTCGGTGATTGCATCAACTTCTGATGTTTCCGCCGGGGTATCTTTGTTAAGGTAAGATTCCTTAATTGTAGCTACTTTAGCTGTAAATTGCTCATTGTCATCAGCTTCAATAGCCTCTGTCAATTCAGTCAATTTAGCAATTTCAGTTGCGGCCAAACCTTTACATGCCTCACTAATAATGTCTTGTCTTTGATAGCTCTTAACTTTCTCTGCCAATTCAATATTTCTTTCGGTTGCATCGTTTAACTGAGCTTTTGCATCTTTTGACTCTTCAGATAGGGAATCTAAAATATCTCCCGCATCGTCAGGAACATTGATGTGATGCTCTGCAAACAACTGACCTAGTGATTGTATAAATGATTCAGTGATTTCAGACTTCAAAGAATGCTCAATTGCAACCTCATTATCCTTCATCCAATTTTCAACGACATACGTTAAGTACCCGTCTACTTTGTCAACTAAATCTTCTTTAATAGCTTCAACTTCGCCAGCCAAATCGGATTCATATCTTTCTTCCAATTTTGCTGTTTCAGCATTGACTTTTGAATTTAATGCAGCTTCAAAGATAGTAGCAGCTTTCTCTTTAAAGCCTTCGGACAATGTGTCCTCGTCTTTAACTAGTGCGTCTAGGTCTTCCTTAAATTTACCTTTCTTCTCAATCACATCACCTTCGCTTCCGTCGTCAGCCTTAGCTTTCTTCTTCTTCAATGGTTTTGTCTTGTTGTCAGGTTGGTCTTCCTTTTTAAGGTCTTCCTTTTCGTCCTGCTTAGCCTCTTTCTTGGATTTTTTACTTTCCTTTTTAGAGTCTTTACCTTCTACTTCTACATCTCCTTCGTCTTCATCGCCTTCATCGTCCTCTTCTTCTTCATCGTCTTCCACTTTAGCTTTCGCTTTAGCTTTTTCCGCTGCTTCAAAGATTTCGTCAAGGCCCTCTTTAGACATTTCAGCCAAAGAAGCTTGTATTGCTGATACTGTACGAGCTGCTGTTAGAGGCGCTTCTGGAATATCTAATTCCGGAGCTTCTACTTGCGTATCCTCCACAATAACCTCGTCTACAGTTTCAACTTCGTCTTTAATTACTTCAGACATTGTTTTCTCCTTTAGAGATTATAGTTCAGAGAGGAAATGCTCAAAACCTTTAGTTTGTTTCTCTTCCGAAAAACGAACCTTCGACTCTATCACTTCTGTCTCACCTTTTTCAAATGCTTGGACTTTAACATAATGACCTCCGCCATCATCTTCCCAATTAACTCCTTCCATAATGCCATTTACAAATGCATTAGGAGCTGATGGGTCTTGTACAATGTCAATAGTATTAAGCATGAAATCATCCTTAACATAATTGGCACCATCTTTGTAATCCAAACTTCCCATACCACGACTTGACACTCCAAGTTGGACGCCACCTTCAACCAAACCTTTAACAATTTGACCCATAGGGGTATCTAAAATAAGTGCTTTTCCCATCACATTATTACCGTCCCAATTAAGTTCGGTAATTCTGTGAGAAACTTTATCCAAATTAATGGAAGGACTGTCAGGGTGATTCAACTCACCAACTGCACGCCCTGTAATAACCATTTCGTTAACAAATCTGTCAACGGCAGATGTTAAAACTTCCCTGGTATAAATCCTACCATTCTTGTTTTTATTCTCTGCTTGCATAAACACGCCTTCTAAGAATGTATTCTTCTTGCCACCCGTGCCTTCTTCAATAACGCATCCCAGCTGGTGGGCTGTATATTCTGTGATTAGCTTCATTTATGCTCCCATTAATTTGATGAATTCTTTGACTGCCTTTTCGGCGTCTTTTGCAGAACGATATTTATCTAGCTTCTGTCCATCTATATACAGATTAAACTTGCTAGTAATGACCGCAGTCACGTTCTTTTTCTTTCCAAGCTTGGTTAATTGCTTGATTACCTTTTCACCAGAGGGTAATTTTAATTTAGCTTCTATTACTTCATTAAAAGATTCTTTAAACGTCAACATCTGTTGCTTCTTCTCCTGCTACTGTCTCCGCAGCAGGTTCCTCAGCTACTGGAGTATCATTATTTGATGCTCCATACATCTGTGAAGCAACTTCTTGTTTTTGTGAATCCAACGCATTCAAAATTTTGTCATGCATAATGCTATTAAATACATTATTGCTCTTTTGTGCGTCACCCTTCTTTATGTTATCAATTAAATTTCTTGTACTCATAATCCTTGTATAGTATTTATAATAATGTTATTTTCAGGAATAATTATATCGGTGCATTGGATAAATCTGGGTTAATATCACCAGGCTCCAATGGATCGTCTTTGTTTTGCTTGTTAATATCCTTAATTTCATCATCAGTCAACTTAAGAATATTACGGCGTACCCAGTCTTTAGACCAGAACAGACCAATATATTCGTCCATCATCTGAATTGTTTCTATTCTTTCTTTTAAAATCTCTGAATCTTTAAGTTCAGCATAGTAGTTATCACGTGAGTATTCAACGTGCATGCCTTCCCTTATATTAACCCAGTCACTTGGGACAATAATCTTTTTGAGAACTAATTGTCTTTTTAGTATCTCATAAAACATTACTGAGAATTTGTTACGAATTCGGTCTATAAACTTTTGAAATTTAAGCTCATCACGAGTAATTTCTGAGGAACGACCAACTGAAAATGCATCAGCTTCTTGTAGCCTGCTCATTGGAATGTTTAAAGCCCTATATAATTTGTTTTGGAAGTATTGAACATCTTCAATTTCGCCAAGATTTGCACCACCTGGTAGAGTATCAATTTCAGTACCACGACCACCCTCTCTACGAGGTAACCAAAAATCTTCCATAACATTACGATGAACTCTTTCATCTTTAATATTACCAGTGGTTGGGTCATATACTATCTTATTGCGATACCTATTCATAGTATTGTTAAGGTATTCTTCCGCCTTGCCTTTAGGTAGGTTACCAACATCTATATAAAATATTCGCCTCTCAGGTGCTCTTGAAATCCTGTAGATGACTAGAGAGTCTTCCATCATACTGAGCTGATTTAAAGGTTTAAGAGCTTTCTGCAAATAACCAATAACCTTATTGCGTTCATCATTTAATAGACCTGAATTAACTTGAATAATAGAGTCAGTATGGATTCTTAAACCTTCTCCTTGTTGGACTAGGTTCTCATCTTGATATATGTAGTATTCATCTCCCTCTTTAGTAAGCTCTGCTCCTGTCTTAGGGTCTTTAACCTTTTCAACTTCCTTAACCTTACGGATTCTAGTCGGGTCTATCTGTCTTAGTTCAATTATACCAGCATCTATTTTGCTATCATTAATAATAACATGAAAAAATAAACGACCATCAGTATACCAACGTCTAAATAAATCGTATGCTGAATTTTTAAAATTAATTAGATTTAATATTCTTTGAAATTCATCTTGGATTAATTCCTTAACACTATCCTTTTGTTCAAGGTTATCCATATTTAGATTAACAATAATTCCACTCTCTTCTGTAATAGCTTCATTACAAATGTCTTCAATCGCCATATCTACTTCCGGGTAAGAAGATATCTGACGGTATTTCATTACTAAATCTCTGTCTGATTGGAATCTATCTCCCTGTAAGTCCATATACTGACCGAAGTATCCGCCAGTGGGAGAAATTTCATATGCACCATCCTCATTGTCTAATGCGAATGATACTGGTTTCTTTTTATCGTCTACGGCTTTTCTTTTAAAGCTAAAACCGAATAATCTATTGTTGTCTTTTGCCATTTAATATCCTTTACACTCTTTCTTAAATATTATTTATAACACTTAAGAAAGAGTGCCCGAGGGCACTCCTTAAGTTATTATGATGATTTACGTTGTCTTATTAGATTCCCAATATTGAACTTGTAGTTCAACTGTGAACTCCTCAATAACATTTTCTTGGCTATAATCAACAGCAATCTCACCGAGAGCTGATGGCCATGTGCCACGAATATCATACTTTTTCTTAACTGTACCATCTTTATCCAGTTGCTCAACGATCATATCAGCCATATAAGAACTTGGTTGTGTTAACCCAGTATTCTCTTGGTGTTGATTAATCCCGTTCATCCACTGTTCAAAAGAGTTACGTACATTAAAGTCAGTATCATTAATTACAGTTATTGACCAAGGGTCAAAGGTTCTATCACCGGCAATTTGCAAATTACGACCCCTAAAAGGAACCGGAATTGATGCAATCGCGCCAGCTGGTAAAGTTGCTGCTTTACACATATAAGATGCTAAAGATACATCCGCTGTAACATAGCTTGGAAAAGCCATTGTTACTTTGAATAGATTAGGTCTAGCACCGCCGCCAACGAGTTTGGCTTTCATATCATCTACGCCTAAAATAGCCATCTTTAATTACCTCCTGCAATTTCACTAAACTCCACACCAGTTCTAGTAGCGATAAAGTTTAATGTGATATAGTTTATAGAACGAGCAGGTTTGATATAAATATCAGCAACAAACTTATTGGTATCAATAATTGCTCCTGTGTTATTTGTACCATCACATACTACTTTAAAGTCCGTAATACCTCTACGACCTTTAACATCCCTTAAGAAAGGTTCAACCATGTTTCTAAATTGAGCCCTTGTAAATTCATCATTAAATTCAAATAATGATGCTTTAGATGCTGTACTAACCGCTTTCTCCAATACAATAAATAACCTACGTACATTAATTCTATCAAATGCACTTGGTTTAGCTTGTATTGTTTTATCACCAAATAACACCGTACCCTGACCTGGGAAAGTCACTATAGGGTTTACACCCGTTTTATATAGTGCATCTCTCTGTGCTTGGTTAGGATTCCATGCTAGTTTAGTAACATTTCTAACGTTACCACGAGTAAATCCAGCCGGTGAGAACCAAGCATCTGCGACTAAATCAGCGTTAGCTGTTAGTCCTGCTGTGGAACCTGCCGCACAAATCCAACGATATACATCATTGTATTTGTCATAAACATAAAGTGAACTTGAATCCGCAAAGCCATAAGACGTTGAGGTACAAGCAGTTCTCCATGTAGCTACTGTAGTAGCCGGTGCTGCTGCGTTTACTGTAGCGGCTCTCTCTGGTGAGACAAAGCCTACCGCATCTTTTCTTGCTGTTGTTAAAGCAGTTATATAATTACTTAGTGTAATATTATCACCTGCACTCAAACCTGAGTTTGATTGGAACACTAAGTTAACATCTATGGTTTCTGCATCGGAAAATTGTGCTAACGCTGTAGTAGTCTCACCTACAGTTAGTACGTTATCATCAGCTCCACCAGAAAATTCATTAAACGCGTGTGCAACACGTACAAATGCATTTGATGTGGCTGATTCACCAGCGTCTGTTAAAGTTGCTGGATGATTACCGATAAAGACCCATTTTGACCCTGAATTAATAACATCTTTATAGTATAAAGATGTACCATCAGAGCTTTTCACATCACTAGCTTGAGACAAATAAGTCCAATATTCAAGTATGCTATTAGCTGTACCTGTTATTGTTCCATTTGAATCATATACTAAGATGTGGATTTCATCATTTGAACCACCTACTGCTGTGGCTCCGGCCGATGTGCCGGGTGCAGACTCGACATTGTCAGTCCACCAACTTGACCCCGCAAAACTTGTTGGGTCAGTTGCATATGCTATTCCGACAGCATTTCCTGTAACTCCAGGACAACGGGCTTGTGCCCAGTCCCCAGCTGCAGGCGTTTGACTGTCAAATATAGTTTTATTTTTTGTTAGAATACCAGTACCCGACGCCGTAGCGTTAAGTGCCGATGCTCCAACAGCTCTGGCAACTTTTAGATTGTTGCCATAACTTAAGAATTGAGCGGCCGTTAAAACACTTTCAAACGTGTCTGCTGACGGCTTCCCAAACTTTTCAACTAATTGCGTTTCGCTGCTAACAGTAGTTACTTCATCAACTGGACCCCACTGGAATGAACCAGCCATAGCTCCTATTGTTGATGATACAGCGGGTACGACATTAGTTAAATCGATTTCTTTTACCTGTACTCCAGGCGAAACTAGATTAGCCATTTAATCCCCTTGTCATGTTGTTATAAGATTTGCATAATAAGACATTTTCTCAATATACTTATTTATAATATTCAACCTCTCCATACTTGCCACCCAGTTCCAAACGGATGTTCCACTTCTT